ATAAATATTTGTTTCAGATTTTTACCACGATCTGCTAGTTTCCCCATAATATCTCCCCCATCACCAGCGACATCTGCTAAAGTAGTACCAAGACCCTCAGAGAAAGCCTCTTTCATAGTACCACCTAACATAGATAAAGGACCACCAACTATATCACCAATAATTGGTATCTTAGTAATAATTTCTAATACTGAATCGACTTGTTTATTAAATGTATCTACTTGTTTAAGACCCTCAGATTGAATTGCTTGTTGTAATTTAAGTTCGTCATCTAAACTTCTTATATAATCTTTTTCTCTTTTATTTTTGGCATTTGCCATTTGACTGGATAAATTATGATTCTTTAAATCTACATTAAAAATATTTTTAGTATTTTTTAGTAAATCTTTACCAATATCAAGCGTATCTCTAAAACGATCTGCTATTTTTCCAGATGATTTTGAGAGTTGTTTATATCTACTGTCAAGGGCATCAAAAACTCTATTAGCATCTCCAGCTATATTTTTTAAATCCTTAAGATCTTCACTTAAAGTTTTACCATAGTCTCCTGCAGCCATTTATTTTCCTATATGTATGATTTTTTTGAAGTAATCTAAATTTTAGCTTGTTTTAAAGCTTTATCTAATTCTGGATCTTGTTTCCTTTTTCGTGCCAACTTTTTGTCAAGTTCAGCCTGTCTCTTTGCAATTCTTGATAAAACACCTTTCATCTCAGGATCTTTTTTAATCTTATCAATAACTTTTTTAGCAGACCTTTGACCTAAAGCTCTACTAATTGCACTAAGAAACTCACGAAGTACTCCATTATTTTTGTATGTGTATTTGCCTATGCGTCCAGACATAATTACTCCAGGAAATTAATAATTTGATTCAAATATAAATATCAAATAGATAAGTTTTTCTATTTACGTGTTTTATATTGTTTTTCTATTTTTTGTTGTTGTTTTTGAGATTCTTTATTGACGGTTTCATACTCTTTATAAAGTCTTTTTAAATAAAAACGTCTTAAAGTTATAGGTAAGTTATATGCTTCTGTAAAGGTAAATCCACCTTTAGCATAATGAAGAAGATTAAATATCTCTTCATGAATATCTACTTTGTGTTTAGGTTGAAGGCCAAAAAAACTGAGCAGTGATTTCCACTGCAACCTCACTTTCTGTACCATCTTCGAACTTTGCTATTGTGCTTAAAATTACATCTGGTGTTATTTCAGCCATATGTTTACGAAGTTCGAGAGAATCTAATGATAAAAATTCATTATCAACAAAATTGCTTACAGCAGCTTGTTCTGAATTTCCATCAATTGATGTAATTATTCTCTTCATACGTGAGGTTATTGTTGTAACTAAACTTGAAGATACCTTTTCTAACTTTCTCGCTTCAGCATCAATCAATTTATCATCACTATGTGTTAAAATTTTAAAAGTTATTTCCCTTTTTGCATTTGGTAAAGTAAAAGAAAATTCATTCTTTCCTTTTGTAAAATTTTTAAAATCTACTTCTTTATCACCTAATGTTGTTAAATCAATAGTAGCTGTTTGAGCATTACCATCTTCACCTATATGATCGAATTTATACTCTTTACCATAAGCAAGTATCCTTGCTGCTACCAAGAGAGCATTTTTATCACCAAGTATCATATCACCTATGTTTACATCTTTATCTACTATTAGAGATTCTAAAAGTCTATCAATAGCGATTCCTTGTCTTAGTAAATTAGGTGAAGTAAGAATGTCCTCTTCTCTTGCTGTCATATATTTCATTTCCACTTTACCTGATGAAAGTGGGTTTTCTTTGGGATAAAAATATCCCTTTGACGGAAGATTAACTTCTTCCGTTGGAAAGTTGTTTTTTGCCATGCAAATATCCTCTGATTGTTATCATTAAGATTTAAAACCTGTTTATTATAACTATATTAGTAATTTTTGAAATTACAATTTATTTTTTTGACGGTGCGAATTTCTCTTTAATTGGTTTAAGTAACATATCAAATAAGATATCGTCATATTTTGTCGGGGTCATTTTTAC